TATGCGTGGGGAACTCCACATCCACAGGCACATTGGGCGGCAACGGCATACGCCAGCGCTCGGTGGTGCCGTCCAGCAGGATCAGATCCACCGCCGAAGCCCCGGTGTTGATCGCCTGCATGGCGACCAGGTGCCGCTTGATGCCCGCTCCTGCGGCCGCGGCCACCGCAGCAGCCGTGGTCGTGGTGAGCGCCAGGGAGGCGTCGAACTGTGCCTCCGGCAAACAGAAGGGCTTGACCACTCCGGCTCCGATCATCGTGCCCATCCAGGCCACGCTGTCGCCCGACGCGCTCATGGCTGCCACGTTGGCGTTGCTCGCCCGCAGGCCCGAGGTGATCGGGTTGCCGATTGCGGCGTCCACCGCGACGCTGCCCGCCACCGTGGCGCTGACGCCAGTGAGCGTGCCACCGGTGACGTAGGTGGGCACGGAGCCGGTGACGTCGGCGGTGGGTCGCGGAGCGAACTCCACGCGATCGCGACCGAAGTCGAAGATGCGCACGAACGAGACCCGGATCTCCGAGCGCTTGATCAGCGCGCCGCCGCAGTCGGTGGCGGTGAAGTCGGTCGGGGTGCCGGTGACCCCGGGCAGGTTGACCAGGGTGAGAGTCGTCGTGCTGGCGTTGGCGACCTTCCAGGGACCATCGACGCCCAGGCTCGTGCCGTCCACGTTGTTGCGAATCCCGACCACTTCCGCGGTGTCACCGATCGACAGCCCCGCCCAGGCGGCGCTGCCGGTGAGCACCAGCTGCCGGGTGCCATCGACAAGGGTGCTCAGAGTTGCGTTCTGCGCGGCCTGGGCGATGGCCCCGAGCGCCGACATCAGGTTGCCACCCAGCACCTTGGCCACGTAGCCACCGAAGGTGGTGCCTGCGGTGCCCGTGCCCACCGTGACCGTGAAGGTCGATGCATCAACCACCGTCACCGCAGTGGCAGTGGCCAGGTTCGGGAAGTTGGCCGCGGCTTGATCGCGCGTCCCGTACATGACCACAGGGTCGCCGGTGGCCAGGCCGTGGGGGCGGTCGCAGACCACCGTGGCCGTGGTCGTGCCTGACTTGGTGGCGCTCACGATCTGGGCCACGGGGACCGTCAGGCTGTCGCTGTTGGTCGCCCGAAACCGCAGCTTGTAGCTCTTGTCGGGGCTGGGCACCACGCTCGTGCGCAGGAATCGGCCCGTGGTGCCGGTCAGCACGTCGACCGCGGAGTCGTGCATCTGCACCCGGTCGCTCTGTACGTTGATCCGGTACTCCGTGGTGGGCCCGAAGGCGTAGGTGAAGGCCGAGTTGACCAGTTGCACCGGGGCGGTTGTGCCAACCGTCAGCGAGTGGGCCGCGGCGATGGAGCCCGAGGGGTAGGCGTCGCCGGACTCGCTTCGGGTGTAGAAGCTGGCGTTGGTGGCGGTCGCGTTCTCGAAGATCATCGAGACACCGTCGTTGGCCCGGCCCATGCGCTGGCGGAAAAACACCGTCCCCGAGGTGAAGGGGCCGGCCGTGACGCTGGCGATGGTGCCGCCTGGGCCCGCGGTGCAGGTGAACTGGTTGAGCGCCGGGACCGTGGCGATGACCAGGGCCGGGTAGTTCAGGCGGGCGTCCGACACCCCACGGATGCCGATGCTCTTGCCGATGCCCAGGCCATGGGGAACGGCGGTGGTGACCGTCAGCGTGGTCGTGGTCTGCGAGATGCTCGCGATTGCGATGTCGGGGACGGCGGCCAGCGGGTCTTCGGTGTCGACCACCTCGACACTGAACTCCTGGCCCAAGGTCCGCTGCGACAGGCTGAGGCCGATGGCCACCTCAGCGGGCATGGTGAAGGAGCCGATGCTCTCCACGTAGCTCTCGGTGGCCTGCTGCAGCGGGCTCTTGGAGATGACGAGGTAGCTGGCGGCCACCGCGTTGCCGTCCACGTGGATGAGGTCACCCGAGGCCTTGCCCTGGGTCCAGCGCTGGCCAGGGGTGTAGCTCTCGAAGGCGTCGCGGAACTTGCCCGCGAAGTTGCCCCCGCTGGCCACAACCTCAGCGAAGGTGCCGTCACCCATGTCGCGCAGCCGCTTGAAGGTCGCGCTGGGCTCACCGGTGAAGACTTGGGTCAGCTTGTCGGTCATCGCTTGCTCCGGGTTCAGGCCAGCAGTTCGAGTTCGCGCCGCGCGATGGCGGCCAGGCGGCCGGCACTGCGAGCCGGACGGGATGACGCCTTCATCTGGCGCTGCATGCGCCGAACGATCTCGGCCACCGGGGCCACGCCGTCGACCATGCCCTGAGCGAGCGCCTCATCGGCCCCCAGCACCCGGCCCTGGCCCATGCCGTCGCGCACTTGCTGCACGCCCACCCCGCGGCCGCGGGCGACTGCCTTCACGAAAGCGCCGTAGTAGTCGTCCACGCGGGACTGCATGAAAGCCCGGGCGTCCGCGCCCAGCGGCTCGTAGGGGTTGCCCTCGACCTTGAACTTGCCGGCGGACACCATGGTGGTGACCACGCCAGACTCGGCCATGGCCTTGGACCAGTCTTCGTGGGCCATCCACACGCCGATCGAGCCCACTTCGCCGCCCGGGGTGACGTAGGCCTGGGAGCACTGGCTCATCAGCCAGTAGCCGGCGCTCGCGCTCAGGCTGTTGGCCACGCCGACGATGGGCTTGGTCTTGGCGGCCTCGGCGATCTCGTCGCCGAGTTCAGACACGCCGAAGACCGAGCCTCCGGGAGTGTCGAACTCCATCAGGATCTGGCCCACCGCGTCATCGCGCAGGGCTTCGGCCAGGGCCGCGCTGATCTGCTGGGTGCTGGTGCCCCCGCACCACTCGGTCATCATCCCTGCACGCTGGGTGATGGTGCCCACGACCGGGATCACGGCGATGCCGGAGCCACCAATGGAGCCCACCCGGGCGTTGGACTCCCGGCGCCGGGCCTCGAAGGCGTTGCTGCGGTCCGCGTCGGCGGCGTCAGACAGGGGGACGGCGGGGCCGCTGCGGTCCAGCCAGCGGGCCAGGACCTGCATGTGGCCGGCCAGCACTTCGCGGCGCAGCGCCCAGGGCGTGGCCAGCAGGTCGGCGATCAGGAACTCACCCTTCATGGGGCCCTCCTTCGGGGGAATGTGGGGATGAACGCGGGTAGGTCGCGCCGACCATCAGGGCTTGCGCGATCTGTTCTTCGGTCAGGGTTCGGGTGCCGGCCGCGTGGGCCAGTTCCGAGCAGGTCTGCCGCGCCAGGCCGGCGTCCATGCCCAGGGCCTCGGCCATCAGTTCGGCGAAACCGTCGTCGAAGACCTCTACGCCTGGCCGCTTGGCCAGCGCTCCGGCAGCCCGACGGGCCAGACGCCTGGCTCCGGCCTCCAAGATCGCCTGCAGGCGACGGCTCTCCTCGGACGGAGGGCGGGTGGGTGTGTTCTCCGCCTCGGATTCAAGCTCTTCGGCAGTGGACTGCTCGACCATGTTCAGCGGCATCAGCGGCTCATCCAGGCCGTCCAGCGGGTCGTAGCCCTCCGCTTCCCGCGCCTCGTTGCGGGTGAGCCAGCCGGACTGGATCCCCCCTTGGTAGTAGGCCGTTCGGCTGGCCGAGTCGCCGCGCATGAGCCGGCGCATGTCGAACTCGACCTCCAGATCGGTGTCCTCGCCCAGCAAGAAGCGCTCGATGCTCGACTCCCAGCACTCGGCCCAGGGCAGCATCGTGTCGGTCCAGAACTCAATGCTCTGGCTCTCGATGTTCGAGAACGTCGCCCGGGACAGATCGGCCACCTTGTGGGGCGGCACCCGGAAGATCCGGCAGATCTCCGGCACCTTGTAGCCCCGGGCCTCGATGAACTGCGCATCCGAGTTGTTCAGCGCGAGCTCGTGGTACTTCATGCCCTTCTCCAGCACCGCCACCTTGCGCAGGTTCTGCCCGCCGTAGGCCTGCTGCCAGGACTCGCGGAAGGTGGTCCTCGCCGCCGCGTCCGCAAAGCTCCCCGGAAACTCCACCCAGCCGCCCGGGCGGGCGTCGTTGGCGAAGAAGCGTGCCGAGTAGCTCTGCATGGCCAGGCCTTCGCCGATGGCCTCGCGGGCGACCTCGATCGGGCTCAGGCCCACATAGCCGTCGCTGCTCAAGCCCCGCAGGTGCCAGATCTCCGAGCGGGCGTAGAACACTTGGCGGCCGGCCTGGTCGGTGTAGCGGTAGCGGTAGTTCCCGTCATCGAGCACCTCCACCTGCATGCGGTCGGGGTGCAGCGGCAGCAACTCGGTGATCTCGCCGCGGCTGTTGGCCGCGATCTGGCAGAAGGCGTTGCCGCGCAGTGCCAGGTGCCCCATCAGCATCAGCCGCCACTCGAACGGCGTCTGAAACCGGTTCGGTGCCCGGCAGAACAGGCGCTGCAGCCAGTGCCCCGGCACCTTCTCCCGGCGCTGGCCGACCCTGTACAGCACGAAGGGCATCACCGAGAACGACTCCGCCAACACCCGCACGCAGGCGAAGACGGTGGGCAGCGTCATGGCGGACGCCGCGCTCACCCGCATGCCCGCTCGCGTGCGGATACCTGTGGGCTCGAACCAGAAGTTGCCGTAGACCGAGCGGTCGTCGCTGGAGGCTCGGGCCCCTGACCCGACACCGGAGACGCCTCGACGCCAGCGGCCGAGCGATTCCAGCAAGCCCATCAGGCCACCACCAGTTCATAGCCCGATCCGATGATCGTGTCCCCGGGCTGGATGGCGCGCGACAGCGCCATGATCAGCGCGACGATCCCGTCGATCTTGTTCTCCGGGCGCTCCTTGCGCGGGTAGATGTTGTCCTTGGCATCCAGGTGGGCGACCACGTTGGAGGCCATCCAGCCCAGCACCGGGTCGCCGTCGTGGATGAGCTTGCGCTGCAGCACGAGCGCCTCCAGGCCCTTCATCGGCTCGGAGAAGTTCAGCACCGTGGGGCGAACCTCGATCATGGGCAGCCCCTCGGCCAGCATCCGGGTGGACAGCTGCGTGGCCTGGAACGGATCAAAGGCCACCGCCTGCACCGCAAAGCGCGACACCAGGTCGGTCAGGTCGGCCTCGATCCAGCCGAAGTCGATCACGTTGCCCGGCGTCACCGTGAGCCGCCCGGCCCGCATCCATCCCGAGTACTGGCTGTTGCCCGCACCATTGACGGTGTCCTCGGGCAGGTAGTACTTGCCGAAGACCGCGTAGGCGTCGGGCACGGTCGGGTGGGCGAACACCAGCATGAGTGCTGCGATGTCGGTCTTGCTGGCCAGGTCCAGCCCAATCCAGCAGGGCTGGCCCGCAAAGGCCTCCAGGTCCAGGCTTGCATCGGCACAGGCGTCCCATGCCCGCATGTCCATCCAGGCGGTGTCGGCGTTGACCCATTCGTTGAGGTGCTTCGTCTTGAAGTTATTGATGGCACTCGGCAGCTGCATGGCCTTGGCCTGCAGCGGGGCGAGCACCTCCGAGCGCACCGAGATGCCCCAATTCGGGTTGGCCTTGACCAGGGCTTCCTCGCTCGTCCAGTCGTCGCCGTCGTCCAGCCCGTAGATGACTCCGAACTGGCTCGGGTCGTCGAAGACGCCGTCCAGCAGCTTGGTCAGGAAGGTCCTGACCTCGTAGCAGATGCCCGAACGGTTGCTGCCTGCCGTGGTGATCACCCACAGCAGCGAGTTGTCGCGCTTGCCGGTGCCGGTCTCCACCACGTCGTAGACGGAACGGGTCTTGTGGGCGTGCAACTCGTCGATGCACCCGAAGTGGATGTTCAGACCGTCCAGCGTCGAGCCCTCGGCCGACAGCGCCTCGAACTTCGAGCCGCTGGCCAGCACGTGGATGTTGTGGGCACCGACGTTGACGTCAAACCGGCTGCGGAAGCCCGGACTCTTGCGCGCCATGGTCTGCGCATCTCCGAACACGATCCGCGCCTGGTCACGCGTGGTGGCCAGCGAGTACACCTCGGCCCCGCCTTCTCCGTCGGCCGTCAGCATGTAGAGCGCAACCGCCGACGACAGCGTCGACTTCGCGTTGCCCCGCGGGACCTCGATGTAGGACCGACGGAACCGACGCTTGCCGTCGGACTTAACCCAGCCGAAGACGGTCGACAGGATGAACACCTGCCACGGCTCCAGCCGGATCGGCTCGCCGGCCAGCGGGCCCTTCACGTGCGGCAGCCGCTCGATGAAGGCGCACAGGTTGTCGGCCGGGTAGAACGTGCGGCCCTGCTTGTCGGTGAGCTTGGGGTTGAAGCGGTACGGGCTCGCCTTGCCCTTGTAGCGGGCCAGATCGTCGAGTTGGCGCTGACACGCGCGCTGCACCCATCGGCAGGCGAGGATGTCGCCTGCGACCACGGACTCGGCGTAGCGTCGGGACGCATCGGCGTAGGACGTTGCTGCCATCAGGATGTCAGCCAGCGATGTCTGCCCACGGGTCCAGCTCGTCGTCGACTGCCTCCATCGGCAGGGTCACGCGAGAGCGCGAGGCCGGCGTGAATCCCATCTCGGTGGCGGCCTTGGTCATGATCTGGGCCTGCTTGTTGGCGATGGCCAGGTAAGGCGACTGCATCGGAACGCCTGTGTTCGGGGCCTTCACCAGCAGTCCGGTCTTGCTGATCCCAGCTTGGGCCTTGCGGTATAGGTCTGCGGCGCAGGCCCAGACCTCCAGCACCGACATGTCCAGGCGCTTGAGCAGGTGCGGCGGCGCGCATTCGAGGGCGTAACGCCAGGCGGACTTGGCGCCGTCGGTCATGTAGTCCGGCGGCTCGACCAGATCGCCTTGGGGCTTGGGCTCCCGCAGGTTGGTGCGGCACTTCTGCAGAGTGCCCTTGAGCTGCTTTACCCTTGTGGGGAGAGGTTTTCGACCGGCCATCTCTAGATGCTTGGAGGATTGAAATGAAGTCGATTGAAGCGCCGGTTTCTCCGGGCCGCTACTACCACGTGGAGATCTCGAAAGCCGGCGACCAGAACCTTCCTCGCTTGAAGGCTTTCGATCCTTCGGAGCATTACGTTGAACTCCAAGAAGGCCAGGCAGACTGGTTGGGGGAGCTGATTACCTGCGAAACGCTGAAGGGGCGGATTCCCGGATTGCCGGCTTCACTCCTTGTGACTCTCTCGGAGGAAGGGGAGCCCCGATACACCTGGAAGGCACTGCCCCCCCGTTGATCAATTCGCACGCGCAAAAATCTGCGCACGGGCGCGATCTCCGGCCTCTCGCGCCAGAGATTCGACCCCCCCTCCCCCTGCTGGAAGGGGCCCGGCGGCGCGTCACGTGGCCCACGGTGGCGCGATCGCCAGCGTGGTGACCCTCCTGCGCCGCCCCTCAGCCTGAGCGCGCCCTGAGGCCCGCGTTGGCCCTTGCCGTCTCGCGCGCCGTCTTGCGGTTGTGGCAGGGCGCGCACAGGGGCTGCAGGTTGGCCGCATCGAACCGCGCGCCGCCATCCTTGATCGGCAGCACGTGGTCGACGACCGTGGCCGGCGCCAGGCGCCCGCCCGCCCGGCATGCCCGGCACAGGGGTTCCTCGCGCAGCAAGGCCGCGCGCGCCGATCGCCAGGCCGCCGTTCGGTAGAAGCCGAGCTCCACATCAAAGCCGCGCCGGGCCCGGCCGTAGTCCCGGTGCTGCGCGCCGCGATGCATGGCGCAGTAGCCGGGGCTTGCAAGCACCTGGGCGCACCCGGGTTGGCGGCATGGCGTTGGGGCACTGCGCGGCATCAGCAACCCCCCTCGAAGAACCTTCGGCGCACCCGCAGATTCCGCTTGGCTTCTTCGTAGAACGAAGCGTTCATCACGTCGCCCCATCAACCCCAACGAAAGGAACCGCGATGGACCCCACCAAGATCGATGCCCTGGGCACCCGCCTGGCGCAAGCCGCCATGACCATGCTCGTGCGCAGCTGCCGCGAGCAGGTCGCCCGGGCCACCCATGAAGAACTGGATGCCGCGTGCGCCGCCATGCGGGCCCGCAGCCGCCCGGTGGTCGATCGCCTGATCGACGACACCAAGGCCGCGCCCTGGATCGCCGAAGCGGCCTTCGCGGCTGCCGTGCTGGACATGGCAGAAGCCGGCATTGCCGCCTTGCGCCGCCCCTGAAAAAAGTTCGCCAGGCCCAGCAGATTCCGCTTGGCTTCTTCGCAGAACGAAGCGTGAATGCTTTGCATCGCAACCAACCCCGAAAGCCCCGGCACATGAAACCCAAGACCCCCGCAGCCCTTGAAAACCTGCTGCAGCAGATCGCCAAGGAGCACCTCCTGATCGAGACCTTGGAGACCCGCCGAAGCGATCGGCTTGACTTCCACGACGTGGCGGTCTGGGGCGTCAAGAGCGCCCTGCTGGCCGCCTTTGAGGCGGGCCGGCAAGCCGCCATCAACGATCCCGCCACCAACCCCCAACCCTGACCAAGGAGCCTTCCATGACCACCACCAACCTCACCCCCGCCCAGCACGCTATCCTGGCCTACGCGCACCAGCACGCGGCCGGCTGCATCGCCTGGTTCCCCGACCACATCAAGGGCGGCGCCCGCGCCAAGGTCCTCGAAGGGCTGCGCGCCCGGGACCTGATCGAGCAGGCCGGCACCGACCTCGTGATCTCGGCCGCCGGCTACGCAGCCCTCGGGGTCGAGCCGCCGAAGCCGCCGGTCGCGCAAGACGCTGAAGCTGCCGATGCGGCCGAAGCCGCCGAAGCACCCGCGCCGCGCCGCACCCGCGACAACAGCAAGCAGGCCCAGGTCATCGCGATGCTCAAGCGCCCCGAGGGCGCCACGATCGCGCAGGTCTGCGCGGCCACCGGGTGGCAGCAGCACACGGTTCGCGGCACCTTCGCCGGGGCCTTCAAGAAGAAGCTCGGGCTGACCCTGGCCTCGGACAAGCCGCAGGGCGGCGAGCGCGTGTACCGCATCGCCCAAGGGATCGCGGCATGAGCGCCGGCACCGAAGTTGCCGTCACGCCCGATCGCCGGGCCGTGACCATCGAGTTCGATGGCCGGCCCGTGCAGGTCGAGGACCTCGGGCTGCGCCGGGCCTTCACCCGCAAGCCCGCGCGGCTTGCCGAAGTGTGCAATGCCGGGGATGGCCCCGCCGAGCCCGTCTTCGTCACTGAGACGATCCGCTTGACTTCCTCGGCCTTCGATGGCTTCGCCATGCGCCTGCTCGCCTCCCAGCCCTGGCTGGCCGGCAAGGGCGGGTACGCGCAGGGCGGCAGGCTTTGCGTGGAGGTCTGCGCGCCGGATCGGCCGACCCTCTTGGTCGACCCCTCGGGCGGGGATTACGCGCGGTACGTCGCCCGCCTTGGGTGACCCGAAGATTCTTCGCGCCAAGCGCCAGAAAGCGCTTGGCTTCCTTCGCGTTCAGAGCGTGAATGCTGGTGTCGCAACCACCCCCATCAAGGACCCCGACCATGAAAACCGAAGCCGATTGGATGACCCAGATCGCCGACCAAAACGCCCGGGAAGCCCTCACGCACGCCCGCGGCACGCTTGCCCGGGCGATGCAGGAGTTGGACGCCTACATCGCCAAGTTCGAGGAGGCCGATGCCCCGGCGCGCAAGGCCGAGGTGCTGAACTGGACGCTGCACCACCTGGCCACCTACATCGCCCCGAACCTGCGCCTGGACCAGATCGCCAACGCCCAGGCCGCGTTCGCGCGCCAGCGGGGCTAAGCCCCGCGCCGCACCAAGTCTGCGCCGGCACCGAAGCCGGCAGCAGGCTCGAAGGCCAAGCCCACACGGCTTGGTCCTCGTCGTTCTTCCCCGGCGCGCCGGGGTGCTCATCGACAGCTGGCCAGGGGAGGCGGCTGCGGCGAGCACCCGGCCCCGGGCGCCCCCGGTCGCGGCTTATGAGCCCGGCTGAGGCCCAGCCAGCAGGCTGCTGGCGGGCACCCCCCGGTCACGGTTTTTCGATGTCTTGGAGTGCTCGATACGTTCGAGCGCACCCCACTGTGTTGCCATCGCTTGTGCGATACCGGCAAACGTCGCGCTTCTCTTCTTCCACCGGTCGGGCGACGGGGGCATCCGGTGGATTCGCGCCTCCCGTCCCTCCACGACTTCGGTTGCCACGAGGGCAGGGAGATTCTTGAGCCAGAGGCAGGTTGCCTTGGTTTCGCCATGACCGAACATCCACGGCTGCAGGACCTGATCGGGCTTTCGCCAAAGAGACGAAATGATGCTCACCGGGTTCTCGATGGCAATCCTCGGTATGTCGGCCTTGGACAAGGCCATGAAGAAAGACGCGCCCGCATGCTGGAACCCGACCCGCCTCTTCTCGCTGAAGTGTCGGGCGCCGCTGACCGCAAGATGCGTGCACGGCGGGTGCGCGATCATCAGGTCCCACGGGTAGTCGAGCAGGTCTCGGACATCGCCCGTGTAGTGTGGCCCCGGGGTTTCGCTTTCGATCAGGTCACAGCTCAGGG